ATAAATCTTGACTTCATCATCAGTCAAATCTCTGGCAGGTATGTCAGCCAGAGAACCATTGCCTACATATTTCAGCATCCTATCTTTCCTTTCACTTCAATCTCGATGCGCCAGCCTAAATGGCTTTCGCCTGCATACTGCAGCCAGCCGAATGTTCCACGCACATCGGTGTAAGTGTCTACATTGCCACCAAACGTTGGGTCGGCAAGTAAAATGCCAATCACATCATTTCTGAAGCCAAGCGCTATCGGGAATGATTTCGGCAGCACCTGCCTTGCAACGTGGATCTCCACAACAAGCGTATCTAACACTTCCTCAAAGCCTGAGCCACCTATCGAGCTAAAGCTGCTTGCATAAGCCAAAGCGAAAGGGAATTGAGCCATTGCCTCAGGCGGAGCTGCTGGAGCTTCTTTTATGCCATTCACTTTAGCTAACTCGGCTTGAAGCCAAGCTAACGCATTGCCAACAGAATAGCTCATATAACAACCTTCCGATAAGCCTCTAAAATAGAGCTAACTGTTTCATCCAGCCCACCATATTCTGGCGTGCCGAATTGGCTTGCAGCTGCAGTATTCTGAAAAGCCTGCTGCCCGTGCTTATACCAACGGATAACTTGCGTAATCGCAGCTTGCTTTATATCATCAGGAACGGATAGACTATAGCCAAAGTTGCCTTTCACTTGAACGGACTTGCGCCTGCACGGGAACGTTCCAAACTCAAGCCGTAAGTAATTGAATGGAGTTGAGTTTATCGGCAAACAATCATACTCGGTCGCATCTATCAATTCAAACGTTATACCATCCCATGCAACCTTGACCTCTTTAGGATTGGTGGCTAACTCGCCGATGTAAAGCTCACAATTGCCAACGCTATCAAATAGACGAGTGGCTTCTGGGGCACAATAAGCATCAGGCTCACGCCCCGTCCATCGGTCAATGGCTCTGGATGCCCGTGTGATAAGGCTTGTCAAAACAACATCATAGCTTGCATCCCATTCCACATCGGGCATCATCTCCCTGACTTCTTTTATGGTGCAGTAATCGGTCATCACGCTCCTATGTTTTAGGTGGGGTCATTTCCACGACCCCACCTTTTACTTTAGTCAACAATCATCGATGGCTGGACTTTCGAGCCATACCGACTTTCAACCACATAGAGCACAGAAGTGATATTCGCAGCATTTGAGGCAGCCACCTTTGCAGCGATACAGTCATACGCTCCGATGCCAGCCGGGTCGATTTCGAACACAACCAGTTTGTCTTTCAAAGCAGCATCCAGCGAATAAGACGCTGCTGGAGTACGCTCCACCAAAACATCAGATGTGGCACAGTCGAGTGTCGAGAAAATGCGGGCTGCTTCGGTCATCGCCGTTGCGCCAGTTCCATCGACAGCAGTTGCCTTCATCACGGAAAGCACTGGCAGTCGCCTCGCCCTGCTTCACAGAAAAGACAATCCAAACTCTGTGGGCATACTTGAGAGAGATGTAATCGCCAGTTGCAGCCGAACCTCCAGCAGTTGGGGCTAAGCCAGTCACAACATTCAAATCACCGGGAATCTTAATCATCTCTCCTCCTATGCACGAGCAGCTAATGTTACATACGGGCTGATCGTATTTGAACCCTTAGCAGGTGTCAGAGCAGACTTCCACAATGGCGCACCATCGAAGCGGTAAACGAAGCGCAACGCCGTTTCATCATAGACGAACCGAACGTGAATTGAGGTGTCATACTTCATCGCTCCAGCATCAATGGTCACGTACTCATTGAAGTCGGCAAGAATGACATCGCCAACATCACCAAGTGTTGCATTGTGCTCGGTCGGGATGACAGGACGCCCGAACAGCGTAGCATAAGGCGTTCCAGACAAGCCATTAGCGGGCAAATAAGCTGGAACGTTTGTTCCAATTGTCATCGAGTAGAGTTGCGGTTCAACATCTTGGTTAATCAGCCATACAGCATTGGCACGGCTGCGAGCATGTAATCTCGACCACATATTGACGATGTTGGCATATACTACAGTGTCGGCAGTCTGCGAGGACTCTTTTGCAACGGTAACAAGTGCAGGCGATTGCAAAATGCCCAAAGG